TAATAAGAGGGCAGAGATATGGGGTGAGATGAAGGATGCAGTAGATGCTGGAATGGAGTTGCCAGATGATTCTGAGTTGTTTACAGATTTGACTGCTATTGAATATGGATATACAGCAAAACAGCAAATACAGTTAGAAAAAAAGAGCGACTTGAAGAAAAGAGGCTTGCATTCACCAGATAGTGGAGATGCTGTCGCTTGTACTTTTGCTGAGAAAGTTTATAAGTATAAGCAGCCTCCTAAGATTTTGAAGCCGCAATATAGTGGATCTAATAATAGTATAGGTTGGATGTCATCATAAATTGTAACTATTTGCATTAATTTGTTATATTACTTGTAAGAAGGAAAAAATATGAAGAAAAAAGAAGAAAAAACATCTGAGCAGAAGTTGCTTGAAAGAGCGTTAGAGCGATATCAAACTTGTTCTGATGTTATGTCTGAGATAGTGAATGATGCTATAGATGATATAAAGTTTTCTTCAGGTGCTCAGTGGGATTCAAGAACTACTGCTGATAGAAGAGACAGGCCATGTCTTGTTGAAAATAGAATAAACGGAATGGTTAATAAAGTAGTAAATACTCAGCGTCAAAATAGAACAATGATTAGAGTTACAGCAAGAGATGAGAATACAGACGTTGATACAGCTGAAGTTATTAATGGACTATTAAGATTTATTCAATATAATTCAGATTCAGAAACAGCTATAGATACTGCTTCTAATAATCAAGTTAGAGGTGGTCTTGGCTGGTTAAGAGTTTGTACAGATTACAAAGAAGATGAGTCATTTGAGCAAGAAGTTAGAATAGAACGAATAAAAGATTTACGTCAAGTGAAAATGCCCTTGCATCTTTGTAATTATATTGATATGAGAGATGCCCCTTATTGTTTTGTTGAAACTACAATGAGTAAAGAGGCATTTGAAATGGAGTATCCAGAAGATAGTTTAGATGATTTTGATAAGAGTTATGAAGGTTGGATAACTGATGATCAAGTTAAGATTGCAGAATATTTTGAAGTTGAAAAAAAGCCATTAAAGTTATACAAGTTTTCAGATGGAACTATTTCAAAAGAAATTCCTTTAGAAGGTTCTGGAATTGAAATACTAGATGAACGAACTGTTTTTGAAAGAAAAATCAAGTGGTATAAGATAACATCAAATAAGATTTTAGAACAGGGCGTGTTTCCAGGTAAATGGTTACCTATAGTTCCAGTAGTAGGTGATGAGATTTGTATTGATGGTAAGACTATTTATTTGTCATTAGTAAGAAATTCAAAAGATCCTCAGAGAATGTTAAACTACTGGAGATCTGCTGAAGCTGAACGTATAGCTCTGGCTCCCAAAGCTAAATGGGTTATGTATGAGGGACAAGATGAAGGTCATGAGTTAGAATGGTTAGAGTCACATAAGTCTAATAGTCCAGTTTTACATGCAAGAATTATGACTGAAGGTGGTAATTTAATTCCATTGCCAAGTAGAGAAGCTCCAATACCGATAGATTCAGCAATTGTAAATGCAGCAAGAGAAGCTATTGATGCTATTAAGGCTACATCTGGTATCTATGATGCATCTCTTGGAGCTAAAGGTAATGAAACTTCAGGTAGAGCTATAAATGCTAGACAACGTGAAGGCGATACAGCAAACTATCACTTTGTAGATAATATTAGTAAAGCATTGAGACAAGTTTGTAGAATTATAGTCGATATAATTCCAGAGGTTTATGATACACCAAGGTCGTTAAGAATTCTTGGTGAAGATATGAAGGAAAAGATAGTAAGAGTAAATGAACTTCATGGTGATGAGAATAAGTTATATGATTTGACTGTAGGAAGTTATGATGTTATAGCTGAGACAGGTCCATCATATATGTCAAAGAGACAAGAAGCTGCTGATAATATAGCACAACTTGGTAATAGGGATCCAATTATAGTATCTTCAACTAGAGATTTATTGCTTAAGTATTTAGATATGCCAAGTGAAGTTGTAGAAAGAGCAAGAAAGACTATTGATCCTGCTTTATTGAAAGAAGATGATAAGCAAGATCCTAATCAAGTACAGCAACAGTTGCAACAGGCATCAATGACTATTCAGCAATTAGATCAAGTTGTACAGAAGTTGCAGCAAGAGAATGAGCAATTAGAACAACAGTTGAATTCTAAGATGTTAGATAATGATACTAAGTTGAAGATTGCTGAAATGCAAGCACAGGTTGATGTGTTGATTCAGCAGATGAAGAATAATGTTGATGTACATAAAATAGCACATAGTTCTGCTCATGAGTTGAGTATTGAGTCCATGAGACAGAATAAGAACATGCAACTTGGTGAAAATCAGGTTGTGAATTAATATACCACCAATAGGTGAGAGGTAATAAAATGTCTGAATTACAATTTGAAGAACGTACGCCAGAAGGACAGTCGCTTGAAACAACTGCAATTCCTGAAACTGTAGTTGAAGATAGTAGTTCGAAAGAAACTGTTGAAGAAAGCGCACAAGAAACTCAGGAAGAAGTTGCTCAAGACGCAGAAAAATCCGGAACTGAGTCAAAAGAAGAGCAAGAGCCTGAGAAAGAGAGTTCAGTTATTAGGCACATGAGGAAAGAGATCAAGACTCTACAAAAAAGATTGGCAGAACTGAGAAAAGAACCTACACCAGAGCCAGTTGTAATAAATAGAGATGATTTCGAAAACGAAAGTGACTACATTGATGCAGTAGTGAATGTAAAGGTCAATGAAAAAATTGGACAAGCTCAGAAAGACAAGCAAATTGAAGAACAGACAAATCAAAAGTTATCTAAAGTCAGAGAAACCTATCCTGATTTTGACGATGCTCTTGAAAATGTATCTCATGTAATGTTTACAGCTCAGCATCAGGATGCATTAAAACAAGCCATAGGAACTTTGCAATATGGTGATGAGTTAATGTATCATTTAGCAAAACATCCTGATATTGAAGAAATGACGTTATTGTCGCCTATTGCATTTGCCGCCCGTTTGGGTGAGATTCATGTTGAGATAAAGGCTTTGAAGAACAAAAAACCTTCTGTTACTCAACATAGTAAAGCTCCGGCTCCAATAAAGCCAGTGACTACTACTACAAAGCCTGACAAAACTTATGATGATATGAGCGATGATGAATTTTTCGCTACACGTCGTAAAGAAACAATGAAACACAAACTTAAATTCGCATAAAGGATAAATTATGGCAAACACAAGATTGACTTCCTCGTTTATTACTCGTGAGTTCCTTAGGGTTCTCCATAGTAATCTTAGGACTGTAAAAGCTATCGATCATAGCTGGAACAAAATGTTTGGTAAATCCCAAGGGCCCGTGGGTAAATCTGGTCCAACAGTTTCTATTCGAAAGCCTGCACTTGGTTCTGTTCGTACTGGTTGGGCAATGGAGCAAAGTGATGTTACTGAACTTTCAGTTCCTTTGACAATTGATACTGTACGTGGTGTGGATCTTAATTTTAGTGATGCAGATATGGCATTGTCAATTGAAGACTTTAGCGAACGTTATATTGTTCCTAATGCTCTCAAACTTGCTTCTTCTGTTGAACTTGATGTAAACCAGAAAATTGAGAAAAGCATTTTTAATACAGTTTCTGTATCTTCACTTGGAACAGCACCAAATGCTATTAGTTACTTCCTTGATGCAGGTAGAAAAATTAAGGAAAACCTTTCGCCGATGGATTCTGCACTTTCATGTATTGTAAGTCCTCGTACTGAAGCTGCTATGGTTGGAGCACTTGCTGGTCAATATAATCCAGCTGCTAACATCAGCGAAATGTTTGAAAAAGGTCAGATGAGTAAAGCTGCAGGTTTTGACTGGTATATGTCACAAGTTCTTCCTGCTCATACGCATGGTACTTGTACTACTGGTTCTTCGCCTGCTGTTTCTGGTTATGCAAATTCTGATAGTTCGCCAACTAGTTCTACTCTTACTATTAGTAACATGACTTCAGGTGGAACTCTTACTGCTGGTGATGTTTTTACTATTTCTGGTTGTTATGCAGTTAACCCTGAAACAAAGCAGACTTATGCATCAACACAACAGTTCGTAGTTACTGAAACTGCTACTGGTTCTGGTACC